CAACAACCCGGACCAGCGGTGCATCGACCTGGTGCTGGTCGTCGTGGAAGTGGTGGCCTGAGATGGCGCGCGGGCGTTCACAGTTCGTCTGGTCGGGCATGCGGGAATACCTCGCCGAGCTCAAGGCCCTGCCGGCCGAGGCGCAAGGCGAAGCCGCGAAGGCGATCGAGGGCGAGGTTAACGCCGCGTACGTCACCGTCAAGCGCGTGTATCTCGATCACGAGGTGACCGGCACGCTCGCCCGGCGCTTGACGGTCGCGCCGATGGCGGGCGGCGTGGTGCTGCGGAGCGCGTCCCCGATCGCGTGGCTCTTCGACAACGGCTCGAAGGCGCGGCACTGGGCGAGCGGGAAGAACACCGGCACGATGTGGGGGCGCACGCCGCCGACGCATGTGTTCGCGAGCGCGGTCGGCAAAGGCCGGCGCACGCTGACGCGCCGATTCCGGGAGATGCTGCTGCGGCGCGGGGCGGTCTCGGTGACGGGCGAGTAAATGGCCGACTCGAGCGACATCGACAACGCCCTGGTCACGAAGCTGGCGAACGATGCCACCTTGCTCGCGTTGTGCCCGAACGGCGTCTATGTTGACGAAGCGCCCCCGGGCTCGACCCGGTTCGTAATCGTGTCGCTCGTCGAGGAAGCCGACGCCGGCATCTTCGGCGCTCGCGCGTTCGAGGACGCGCTCTACCAGGTCGAGGCCCAGATGCTCTCCACCGTCGCCGGCGCCAACATCAAGGCCGCCGCGGCGCGGATCGATGCGTTGCTCGAGCAGGGGACGTTGACGGTGGCGGGCTATTCGCTGATGGCGCTGTTTCGCGAATCGCGGATCCGGCTCACCGAAGTCGACGCCGCCGACAATGCGATCCGCTGGTACCGCCGCGGCGGCAACTACCGCCTGGTCGTGTCGACATGAGAGACGTCCTGCTCTACGGCCTGAGTCAGTCGATCGAGCAAGCGGCGCTGCTGCAGTGGATGCAGACGACGCCGGGGCTGCACGAGTTCGTCCCCGACTATCACCGGCTGCAGCTCGAGCACTGGATCTGGACGAAGCGCGAGGCGCTCGGCCGGGCCATCCTCGACGTCGGGGTCTACAACCCTCGCCGCTGGCTCGGCGACGGGTACGTCACGTTCGGCGAGCACGACGAAGACACCACCGGCGATCTGATGAATCTGCCGTTCGAGGACGAGAGCTTCGACAGCGTTCTCCTGACCGAGGTGCTCGAGCATTGCGTCGATCCGAAGTGGGCGTGCGGAGAAGTCTGTCGCGTGCTGAAACGCGGCGGGTTGCTGCTGGTGACCTCGCCGTACATCTGGCCCGAGCACGGCATCGAGGGCGAGTACAAGGATTACTGGCGGTTCACCCGGCACGGCTGGGAGCTCCTGCTCTCGTCGTTCGTCGACGTGACGATTACGCCCTGCGGCTGGACGAGTGAAGGCGAAGCCGCGTACGACGTCATGCGCCGCTTCGAGTGTTTCGGCTTTGCGAATCAGACACAGGCGACGACCGGGTACTTGTGCGAGGCGCGGCGGCCGTGAAGCTCCTGCTCCTCGGGCCGGGCGCGAGCTGGTCGACGGCGGACGTCGCCGCGGGGCTGCGCTACGGCCTCAAGATGCACGGCGTCGAGGTCGTCGACTACGCCCTCGACGCGCGCATCGCGCGGGCGCATGGCTGGCTGCATTACAACTGGCGCCGCGCCAGAAAGCGGAACCCCGCGATCGAGAAGCCGACGGTCGCGGACGTCTTTTTCCAAGCCGGCCACGACGCGCTGGCCATGGCGCTCTACCACGATGTCGACGCCGTCCTAGCGGTGAGCGGGATGTTTCTCCACCCCGACGTCGTCGTGATGATGAAGCGGGCGCATCTGAAAGTCTTCGTGCTCTTCACGGAGACCCCGTACGACCTCGAGAAAGAGCTCGCGATGGCGGCGCTCGTCGACGGCTGCTGGACCAACGAACGCTCGGCGGTGGCCGCGTTCCAGGCGGTGAACCCGAACAGCGGGTATCTCCCGCACGCCTGGCATCCGGAGCGGCACCGCCCGGGGCCACAACCGGGCGATGAGACCGTGGCCGCGCACGATGTCGTCTTCGTCGGCTCCGCGTTTCAGGAGCGGCTCGACTGGCTCGCGGCCGTCGACTGGACCGGGATCGACCTCGGGCTGTACGGATCCTGGCCGGCGGTGGGCAAGGCGCATCGGCTGCGGCCGTTCGTGAAAGGCGCGTTGATCGACAATACCGCCGCGGCCGCGCTCTACCGGCGCGCGAAAATCGGCCTCAACCTGTATCGCACATCGATCGGGTGGGGGGCGCAGACGCCGAAGATCGCGCACGCGGAAAGTTTGAACCCGCGCGCCTACGAGCTCGCCGCCTGCGGCGCGTTCCACGTCTCGAGCGAACGGGCGGAAGTCGGCGAAGTCTTCGGCGCGCTGGTGCCGACGGTGACGACGCCGGACCAGGCGTCTGCGCTCCTCCGTGGCTGGCTCGACGACGGCGCCGGCCGCACTCGCGTCGCCGCAGAACTCCCGGCCTGTGTGGCCGAGTCGTCGTGGGGCACCAGGGCCACCACGGTGATCGGAGACCTTCAAACACTCCTGCAGCGTCGGGCTGCCTAGTGGAGTAGGAGACACACATGGCGCGTTATCACGGGAAATCTGGCGTCGTCTATCTCAGCACCAGCGGCTCGGGCGTGGCGACGGCGACCACGTCGCTCTCAGGCTGGACGCTCGACCTCTCGACCGACAAGGTCGAGGTCACGTCGTTCGGGGATCTGAACAAGACCTACGTCCAGGGCTTGAAGGACATCAAGGGCACCTTTCAGGGCTTCCTCGACGACGCGGGGCTGAGTCTGTTCACCGGCGCGGATTCGGCCGACGGCGTGAACATGTACCTGTATCCGTCGTCCGCGTCGCCGTCGGTCTACTGGTACGGGACCGCCTGGCTCGACGCGTCGATCGCGGTGCCGGTTGGCGGCGCGAACACGCTCACCGGCAACTTTGTCGCGAAAGCGAGCTGGGGCCGGAAACCGTAGACGATGGCGTTTCGGGTCCAGGGGGCGACCGCGGAGCTCCGCTGGGGCTACTACCTGGCGGCGCGGCTCGGCGCGTGGACGATCGAGGACCAGGCGCTGCGCGCCACAGTGATCGAGCGGGATACGTTCCGCATGGCGCAACGCCCGCTGGTGCTCGTCGTCGCGGGCCAGCGCTGGCCCGTGGAGCGGCTCGAGGTGATCGACGATCAGGTGACCGGATGGGTGTGATCAGGGAGGTGAGTCCATGGGACGGTGCCGGGTGGTGCAACCGGAAATGGTGCGGTTGCCGATGTCGGGCGGCGATTACATCGACGTCCAGAAGGAACTGAACGCCGGGGATTACTTCGATCTCTTGCTGGCGATGGCCGACCGGAAGCCGTTCGCCAAGATCCTCGCGTATTTGGTCGGGTGGTCGCTGGTGGGCCTCGACGATCGCCCGCTCCCGTACAGCCTCGAGCTGCCCGAGAACGTGCGGCGGGACACGATCCGATCGCTCGACAAAGCCACCTACAGCGAACTCTCCGCGCTCATCAATCGCCACGAACGCGCGGAAGATGCCGCGGCCGACGCAAAAAAAAAGACGCCCGCGCTCGTGCTCGCGTCGTCGAGCAGCTGAGGCTGTGCCGGTATATGCAGTGGAGCTATGACGACGTGCGCGCGCTGCCGCGGGCGGTCTATGCGGTGCTGGTGGAACTCGTGAACGCGGCCGATCAGGACGTGGCGTAGTGGCCATCACCGCGAAATTCGCGGCCGACTTCACCGACTTCGTCACGTCGACGAAGAGCGCCGAGGCGGCCGTGCACCGCCTCGAGGGGGGCGGCGCCGCGCTCGGGAACACCTTCTCGAGCACCCTGTCGTCGACGGATCGCCTGCGGAATTCCCTCGGCCAGTTTGACGGCGTTCTGGCGACCTTGGGCGTGAATATCGGCACGCCGATCCGCGGGCTGAGCGAGCTCGGCGCGGCGTCGGGAAAGACCGTCGCAGAGATCGGCCTGCTCGGCACCGCCGGGCTCGCCGTCGGCGCCGGGATGGCCGGCTGGGGCATCGGCCGGGCCGTCGCCGACTTTTTCGACCTCGACACGTCGATCGCGCAGGCGACGGCGAAGCTCCTCGGCTGGGGCGATGCCGCCGCAGAGGTCAAGGGCGCCAACCAGGATCTGCACGATCGGATCATGGCGACCGGGGCGGCGTTCGGCACCTGGAAGAGCCAGGCGCAGATCAGCGCCGACATCACCAAAGCGTGGGGCGCCGAGATCGCCAAGGTGGCCGATAGCGGCGACCTCGACCAGCTCACCAAGGATCTGGCGTCGCAGAACTTCACCGTGAAGGAGCTGGCGGCTCGCTACCACGTCAGTGTCGAGGCGCTGCAGTTCTTCACACGGGAACAAACCAAGGCGGCCGACGCCGACAAGGCGGCCGGCGACAAAATCCACGCGAACAACGAACGGTTGTTGAAAGACGCGCAGGACCAGATCGACCTGACGAAGGACTGGCGCGCCGCGATGGTTGAATTGAACGCGGCCGGCCAGGGCTGGCAGGGGACGCTCGACACCATCGACGGCACCGTGGTCGAAGGCATCAAGTACTACCTGCAGGCGGGGGTCTCGCAACAGGCGCTCGCCGAGGCCTACGGGCTGACGGCGGCGCAGGTGAAGGCGGTCTCGAGCGCGCTCCGGGCGGACGCCGACGCGACACAGGACGCGGCGGCGGAACACCAGCGGCTGGCGGACGCCGCCACGGCCGCGGCGGACGCGCTCGAGCAGGAACGGGCGGCCGCGGACAAGTTGAAGCGAGAGGCGGCGGCGGCGACCGCGGCGATCGAGGCGCTGAAAAAAGCCAACCGGGACATGGGCAACTCGACCGAGTTCGACGTCGGGACGGAGGCCGGCCGGTTGGCGATTCCCGAAGGCATCCGCACCTGGCTGCACGATGGCTACTCGCTGGCGCAGGCGGTGCAGATCGATTTCCTGCTGCGGTGGGGGTTGCCCATCAATGCGAACGATCCGCTCTTCGCGCACAAGGGGCCGCGGGTGCCGGGGTTTGCGAGCGGCGTTGAGAACTTCGCCGGCGGCCTGGCGCTGGTCGGCGAGCGCGGCCCCGAGCTCGTGAACCTGCCGAGTGGGAGCGACGTGATCCCGATGGGCCACGGCGGCGGCATCGTCAACAACTTCTACCTGATTGACAACTCGGAGAACCTCGCCCGGAAAACCGCGCAGATGATCCTGGCCTCCATGAAACGCGGCAAGCAGCTCGGGCTCGCCTGATGCCCACGATGCCCGCGGTCGTCGGATCGGCGCGGCTGGGGAATTTCCGGCTCGCCTATGAATCGACGGCGCTGGCGGCGCTGCGCGCGACGAAGGTGCTGATCTGGATCAACGGGGTGGAGTCGCGCATCCGGGTGCGCATAAACGGCTTCACGATTCACGACGCCTTGAATGACGATCCGAACACCTGCACGCTGACCGTGGACGGATCCGCGCCCGTCGTCGGCCAGGCGCTGCGCGTCACCATCAACACCGACACGCCGCGGCTCCTGTTCAACGGCACGCTCCAAACGGTGGCCCTGAGCTACGACGGGCAGCCGGCGAACTGGGCCTGGGCGTGCAGCGCCATCGATGACCTCGCGCGGCTGAACCGGCGTATTCCGTTCGGCACGTGGACAAACACGTCGGCGACGGCAATCGCGCAGTCGCTGATCACGTCGTACGCCGCCGGGTTCACGTCGACCGCCGTGCAGGCGGCGCTGGCCAACATCGCCCTGAACCTCGACGGTTCGGAGGGCTTCAGCGGCGCGCTCCGGCAAATCGTGCAACTGATTGGCGGGTACTACTACGTCGAGGATCTCGGGCTACACCTGTTCCTGACGGAGAGTACCGACACGCCGGATCCGCTGCAGACCGGGTATCCGTTCGCGGACACGCCGCCGGTGACGTCGAGTACCGACCTGTCGCAACTGCGGACGCGGGTCTACGGCAAGGGCCACGGCGAGGCCGCCGTGATGGACGTGGCCGTCGGGGAGACTATCCTCCCGATTGTCAATGCCGCCATGTTCAATCCGGTCGGCGGCCTGGCCATCGTCGCGACGGACGTGATCGGCTACACCGGCATCCAGCTCGGGGGCGCCGGGTCGGTCGTGGGGCCGTCGGCGGCGCCGCTGGTGCCGCCGGTGCTCGCGATGGGGGGCGGCAGCGTCGACTCCGGCGTGCATCAGTACGCCTACGTCTTCGTGACCGCCGCGGGGAAGAGTCTGCCGAGTCCGCTGGCCACGATCACCACGAGCACGGCGAACCTCGCCGTGCCGGGGGCCCCGTCGGTCATCGATGATCCGGGGAGCGGCGGCGCGCTCGTCGTGGGCCAGGTCTACAAATGGCTGCTGACCCTGGCGACCGATAGCACGCATGAGACTACGGCGGGGCCGGCGTCGGCCGGGCTGACGGGGACCGGGCATTCCGCGATGATGCTACTGTCGACGCCGAGCCTGGCCGGCGTGCCGCCGGCGACGACCGTACGGGTGTACCGCACCGTCGGCAACGGCGCGACCTACTACCTCGAGACTTCGACGATCGCGGGAAGCTTCCAGAACAATCCGAACAGCAATTTGATCGTCGGCGTGATGAGCGACGCCGTACTGGTCACGCAGCCGAATCCGCCAGGGGCGAACACGGCGAACACCGGCGGCGCGTCGGTCACCGGCATCGGGCTCGGGCCGGCCGGCACGACCTCCCGGGAGGTCTACCGCACGGCCGCCGGCGCCGCGCAGCTCAAGCTCCTGACCACGATCGCCAACAACACCTCCACCGGGCCGTTCGTCGACACCTTCGCGGACAGCACGCTGGGCGCGAACGCGCCGGTCACGGACACCTCGGGACTCACGACCAGCACCGGGAAAGTCAACGCCGGGAGCACGAGCCTCGAGACCTCGAACGCCGGGCGGTTCAGTGCGTCCGGCGGGTGGGTGCTCAACGGGACGCAATTCATCCGCTACACCGGGATCGCCGGCAACACCCTCACCGGCATTCCCGCCACCGGCCTCGGCGCGATCGTCAACACGATGTTGTACGGCGAACATCTCGATCCGGTCCCGGCCCTCACCGGCGTCGTGTCGATCGATGTCGCGATCCCGCGAGGGCAGGTTGTCAACATCTGGGTGCAACGCGACGACGTGGCCGCCCAGGCCGCCCAGGCCGCGCTCGACGGCGGCGACGGCATCTACGAGTACCTCGTGACCGACGAACGGCGCGGGACCGACTCGCTGAACGCGCTGTGTGACGCGCACCTTGAGCTCTACAGCCGGCCGATCGTCACCGTGACCTACGCCACGCGCGACGTCAAGACGAAGTCGGGCAAGACCCTCGTCGTGAACCTGGCGAGCCCGCCGATCAGCCAGACGCTGACGATCCAGGATGTCACCATCACCGAGATCGATGTCGCGCCGCACACCGCCCCGAAATTCACCGTGACGGCGTCCACGGTCCGGCAATCCCTCGAGAGCATTCTGCGCCGGATGACGGCGCTCCTGGACTGACATGGCGATCAATCGCACGAACTGGGCCGCGCTCGTCGACGACGACGGATCGAATACCGTCGGCACGCTCTGGACGAAGGACAAGGTCAAGACCGTCCTGCTCGATCCGATCGACACGGCCATCGCCTGGACCGAAGTGAACACGACCGCGGTCGGGACGCAAAACAACTTCAATCCGGGCATTGTCGGGAACACGGTGATCCGCTGCAGCAACGCCACGCTCTTGACGATCACCGGCTTCCCGGCCGGCGCGAACGGAGACCGCATTCGACTCGTGGGGATCGGCGCCCAGGTCGATTTGCCCTACTTCAATGCCGGTTCGTCGGCGGCGAACCGGCTGGTGAACTGGGTGACGAGCGGCGCGACGTCGCTGTATCCCGGCGCGCTCCCGACGCGCGCCTTCGCGGAGTATCAGTACCAGACGGCCGACAGCCAGTGGGTGCTGCGGGCGCACGAGCAAGGCGCTTGGGCGCCGTGGACGCCGGCGCTCAAGGGCGTGACGTCGCAGAGTGGGCAGGTCTACAGCACGCAGTCGGGCCGCTATCACCTGGCCGGGCGCCTGCTGCGGTTCACCGGCCGCTGCACGCTGACCACCTTGGGGACGATCACCGGGTCAGTCGCGATCGGCACGTTCCCCTACACCGTGGGCGCGGCGTCCTTTCACGGGATGCACGTCCACTACTTCCAATCGCTGACGACCGCGGTGGTGTCGCTGTTCGGCTACATCCAGCCGAGCGACAACAAGGGCATCCTGCAGATGCTGACGGCGGCGGGCGTCGGGAGCGCGCCGGTGGCGCAAGCGAACCTGTCGAACGCGACCGACCTGATCTTCTCGGGACAGTTCGAGGTCGACTGATGGCGAACACCTACGAACCGATGAACCCGCGCAACCCGCTGCCGCTGCTGGCGCAGCTGCGCGCGATCGACGCGACCATCGACGAACAGCACGATTCCGGCGCGACCCGGTTCCGGCTGACGAAGGCGACCCCGTGGCAACCGGCGGAGATCACGGCGGTCGAGGCGGTCCTCGACACTCCGGAACCGGGGATCGTGCGCTACACCCGCACCAGCCGGGACAAGGACGTCCTCGCGACGATGGCGATGATCGTCCGGGCGCGCGGCCTGCCGGCGTGGAACGCGATGACCGTGCCGCAGAAGGTCGCGGCGACGCTCGCCGAGGCCGACGTCTGGATCACGATTCGCGACTTCCTGGAGGCGAACGCCTGATGGATCTGCTCACCGTCATGATCGTCGTCATCCTCGTCCTCTGGCTCGGCGGGTTCGGGCTGGGCGTGGCGGGGAACAGCGTCCACCTGCTGCTCGTCGTGCTGGTGGTGATCGTGCTAATCAAGGTGGTCCGCGGAGAGCGGCTGTGACCGACCCCATCCGTCCCCCGCCGGCGACGGTGGAGTACTGGGGGATTAGTCTCTTCAGCTCCCGGACCTTTTGGTTCAACGCCGCGAACCTCGTGCTGGCCGCGCTCTCACTCACCGAAGTCGTCACCCTGATCCCGGTGCGCTTCCTCTCGCTGCAAGCGGCCGTCGTCGCGATCATCAACATGTGGCTGCGGTCGATCACTGTCCGCCCGGCGGTGTTGATCCTGCCAGGGCAGACGGTGCCGGTGCCGGTCGCGAGAGTCGGCCCGCCCGCCCCTCCGCTGGTGACGGACTGATGGCTGCACCGACCTCGCGCCGGCGATCGTCGATGGGGCATGATCGGCGGGTCGCGCAGGAACAGAGTGAGTCTGAACGGCGGCGCGATCATCTCCTTGGTCAACTCCTGACGCCGCCGACGCGGCCGAGCGCGATCGGGATCCCGGTCGATGCGCAGGGCGGACCGACCATAGATCCCACGAAGAACGTGCTCGACCTCGTCAACGCGGCCGTGCGCCGCATTGACGATATGGCAGTCCTGCGCGCGCAACTGTCGCTTGAGCAAATCCGGCGCGTCGAACAGGCGCAGTCGTTTGCGGAGTCGATGGCCGTGCTGCGATCCGATCACAATCGCGAGATCCGGCACATGGAGTCCGATCGGGTCGACAAGATCCGGTCGGTGGACGTGGCGAACGCGGCGGCGACGGCCGCGCAGTTGCTCTCCGCCGTGACGACGCTGGCGACGACGGCGCAGGCGACGGCCGAGACGCTCCGTAATCAGGTGGCGGCGACGGCGGCGGCGGTGGCCAGCCAGACGGAGCGCGTCGTCAATCCGATCATCGAACGGCTGGCGCTGCTCGAGAAGTCGAGCAACTTCGGGCAGGGTCGGGCCGAGCTCGCCAACCCCGCCCTGACCGACGCGATCCTTGAAATGCGCAAAATATCGGCGGGGATCTACGAGCGCGCCGGGAAGACCGAAGGCATGTCCGACCTGTGGAAGATGATCGTCGCTGGCGTCGGCCTGCTGCTGGCGCTCAGTGCGGCGGGCATCTTCAACCGGGCGCCGTCGCCGGTCTATACCCCGGCACCGTATGGGACGCAGCTCCCGACGACGCCGCCGGCCGCGGTGCCGCGATGACCACGCCTGACATCCCGCTCCGCTGCCCGCGCTGCGGCAGTATGAATAAACCGCCCCCCGCGAAGCCGACGCTGGAGCTCGAGCCGGACGGCACGGTGAGTTGTTCCGCGTGTGCGTTCAACTGGAAGCCGCAATGATCCACCGGATGCAGCTCGAGGGGACCGCGCCGCATGGCTGGGTCGTCGTCTGTGCGTGCGGGTGGATCTCCGACGTCATGGGGCTCGGCGACGCCTACACGACCAAAGGGCGCGGGCTCGACGACCAGGGCCACGCCGCCTATGCACGAGGGCGGGCGTAAATGGACATTCCGAAAGTGCGACGACTGCTCGAGGCGGCGCTCGCGGAACTGGACCCCGCGACGCTGCCACCGATCGACACGGTGGAGGCGTTCGACCGCGCGCTCGCGGCGGCGGCGCCAGGCGCGACCCTGCCGCTCGCGCCCACGCTGGTCTATCCCAAGCCGCTGACGCTGACGCGGGCTGTCACCCTGTTCGGCGCGGCGGACGCTGGAACCCGGGTAGACCGGGCCACGCCGCTGCCGTCGTTCCGCGCCGGCCTCACCGTCCTGGCGGACGACTGCACGCTGAGCGGACTCGAGGTGCAGCACACCAATCCCCTCACCGACATCGTGATCGTGACGGGCGCCCGCGCCACGCTCGACCGGTGCCGGGTGCTGGGGGATCCGGTCCACGGCGCGAAACGCGGCATCAGTGCGAACAGTCACGGGGATCTGCACATCACCCGCTGCTACGTCGCCGACTGCTTCGCCACCTATCCGGGCAGCGACAGCCAGGCGGTGGCGGCGTGGGACATGGGCGCGGGCCTGACGATCGAGGACTGCTACCTCGAGGGCGGCAGTGAGACGGTCCTCGTCGGCGGCGCGGACCCATCGAGCGATGCGCGCCGGCCGCGCGAGGTGACGATCCAGGGCTGCACGATCACGAAGAACCCGGCGTGGCAGGGGCAGGCCATCGGCGTCAAGAACGCGCTGGAGTTGAAGAACGTGATCGGCTGCCTGATTCAGGACAACGACATCAGCCTGAGCTGGGGCGGGCGCGGCCAGGACGGCTACCTGCTGGTGCTGACGGTGCGGAACCAGGACGGGCGCGATCCGGGCGCGACCATTCAGGACGTCGCGATCCACGGCAACCGCTTCTCGCGCGGGGCCGCGGCGATCAACGTGCTCGGCTTGGACACCATCAAGAACACCGACGGCACCGTGCGCCCCAGCGTCCGCATGGCCCGCGTCGAGATCGTCGCCAACCGCTTCACCGAGCTCGACCCGACGAAGTGGACCGGCAGTAAGAAGCTGATCCTGATCGATCAGGGCCCGGAAGATCTCATGCTCGACGGCAACACGTTCGAGGGGATCGGGTTCAGCTCGGCGGTCTACTTTGGCGGCGGCCCGCCGGCGCTGCGGCTGACGTTCACCACCTGCGACGTGCCGCGCTCCACTTACGGCATGTTCGGCGTCGGTGTCACCGCCAAGCCGCACAACTTCACCCCGACGAACCCGGCCTGGATCGCGTTCACGCAGGACGGCATTCTCGGCAATATTACGGAGGCCCCATGAGTCAAGAGGACGTGGCGCGCGCGAAACGCGATCTCGAGGCGGTCGGGCAAACCTGGCGGACCGACTGCGATGCCTTCCGGATCACCAACCTCGTCGCGCTGCGGTTGGGACTGAAGCTGGTGGCGAAACCTGACGGCGTCAACTGTAAAGGCTGCAAGGTCGACGGCATCATCGACGCCGCCAACGGCGTCTGGCTCGACGTCCTGGTCAACGGCGGCCCGCCCAACAACGGTAACGTGCCGGCGTGGCAGGTGCAGGGCCCGGCGTCGGCGGTGCAACCGCATGACCCGTTCCCCGACGAGGTCCACCCGCCGGAGCCGACGCCGGTGCCGCCGGATGCGCTGGCACAAATCACCTGGCTCTGCACGATCACCTACAACCAGACGGTCATGAACGGCCACGACCTGGCGGCCATCAAAGCCAAGCTGGGGATCTAGCGGAGGACCGCGTTGATCCGGCTCGCCATCACCTTGTAGCCCTCGACGGTCAGGTGGGGGTTGTAGTCGCCCCCCGGCCAGATGCCGCCGGACGGCGTGTCGTAGTCGCCGGCCTGTGTCCGGGGCAGATCCTCGGACGGGACGAAGAGGAGTCCGCGCGACGTGGCATATTGTCGCTGCATCGCGCGGAAGTCCTCGTAGCCGGCCATCCCGCCGAGCCCGCAGAGCACGATCCGCGTGGGGTGCTGGGTGGTCGTGACGCGCGCGATCAGATTGTCCAGCGAGGCCGGATAGCTGTCCACGTTGTAGCGATCGTTTTCTCCCTGCCACCAGATGAAGGCGTCGACCGGGCCGGCGCGCAGACTGGCCTCGAGGGCGCTCCAGAGCGGCGTCCCGGGCGCCCAGGCGCTGATCCCCGCCGACCCTTCCTCGGCGCCCACGATGGTCGCGTACGACTCCAGCGCGCCTTTGACGCCCACGGCGTTGGACTGGCCGGAGAGGACCCAGACCGGCACGGCCGCCGTGGCGACGCCGGGGGCCAGAGGGGACCCCTTCCCGCCGCAGGCGGCCACCATCAGCACCACGCCGGCGGCGAGCCAGGCGGCGAGGAGGCGGAGGATCACGGCTTTGACGGTGGTGCCTTCGGCGGCGGCTTTGGCTTGGACCTTGGCCCAGAACTCGGGATCGAGCTGACGGAGGATGAACGTCGGCATTGGGAACCTCGCATGCACCCCGGTGGGGCAGCGTCAAGAGGAACGCGCGGCGAATGGACTGACGCCTACTGTATCGGTTGAGCACTCGATCGCGCTAGAGAACAGCGAGCGAACCGACGAATCAGTCCCAGGGATCCAGTTCGATCTCGGCCACGCGCAGGGGTTCGGGAATGTTCAGCAACTGTTCGAGGAAGATGACCGTGGCGGCGAGTTCCTCCCGAACGCAGCGGTGATACCAGTCCATGCGGACCATGAACGGGAGGTCGTCAGTCCGATACAGATCCTCTGGGGCCCGTGAGATCGCGGCGCGCGCGAGGCCCAGGCACCACCGGACGTGCTCGTCTTCGAGGTTGTGGTCGGACAGCACGATATGCGCCGGGCCGAACTCCGCGTCGGGCCACGCCTGGAGGAAGTCGTGAATCGATGCCAGGACCGGACGTGGCGCGAACTCGGGGGACTCAGCCATGTCGGCTCCGGTTCGGTTTCAAGTGTGCCTACTTTTGCCCCTACACGTGCTGATGCGATTGCCCCTACACACGCTAAGTTGTTGATTGTATGGAGCCGGCGATCCGGGTTGAACGGACGACCTGCTGATTACGAATCATGCCGGCACTGGGCCGAATCGGCCTGTTTTCCTAGGAAATTTCACGTTTTTGCGGGTCCGGC